GCCTAGATTCATTCGCCCATCCCGCCGAAGCTGGCCAGCATGTCATCGAGTGACTTGGGGACTTCGACGGGCTTGGGCGGTGGGATGTACGCCTTGGACTCGACGGGCGGCGCCGTCTTGCGGACCTTGGCAGCCTTAGGCTTGGGTGCTGGCTTGGGCTTGTATTCGGGCTCCGGCGGTGCCGGGGCGATGATCTCGTCGCCGCGATGGTCGATCTGAACCATGTCCTTGCGTTTGGCCAGTTCTGCGTGGAACGGGTAGACGTGCCCAGTCGGGACGTGCTTGAGCATGACAGCCATACGATCCTCCGAGAAGGGGGGCCGCAGCCCCCCTGGTGATTACCCGAAGAGGGTGACGGCCGCCGAGACGCGCACCTTCAGCGTAGTGTACGCCATGGTGGCTGGGGCGGTGATGTCGATGGTGTCAGCCGTGGCGAAATACGAGCCGACGGTGTAGGCCGCCGCCAGGTTGTTGCCGGTCGTGGCGACGTCCAATGCCGAGCCGTAGCCGGTGCCGCCGGCGGTGCCCAGGTTCATGGTCTGCGCCGCTTCGCCGTTGAGGACTTCGTAGAAGACGGTGTGGACGAAGGTGTGCGCCGGGATGGCCAGCACCTGGGCAACATCGGCCGCAACCATCGGCCGTTCAGCCGCGTCATAGACGTTGGTCAACACGGTCATCGCGGGGGTGCCGGCCGCATTGGAGCCGCCGCTTGCGGTAATCGTGCGGCCGTCGGTCTTGGTGGTGTAGGTGGTCATAAAACGTACTCCGAAATCAAGTGGGCTGCACCGGGGATTGCTCCCCGGCTATCGGCTGGCTTAGGCAGCCTTGACCGCGTAGATGGCGCCGAGGGCTTCCGGCTTGATGACCTCATGGCCGTAGACCATCAGACCACGCATGATGTTGCCGAAGGTCGACTCGGCCCGCAGGCTCTCGGTCTTGGTCAGCTGGGTCGCGAACGTCAGGCCGTAGTCCACGCCGAACAGGAAGTGCGTCGTGGTGTCGGCGCCGTCGATGTAGGTCGGCAGCAGGTTGCTGTTGTAGATGGTGAAGCGATCCACCGTCCCGACCATGCCGTTGCGCAGCGGGGTCGTGTTGTCGCCGGTCAAGTAGGCCGCCTTCAGGTCGGACTGCTTGAGCTGGTTGGTCGCCCAGAACGGCAACACCATGAAGCGCCCGGTCTCCGGCGCGTTCTGCTCGTCCAGCACCTGGCCCGCATTCAGGATGGACTCCAGAATGTTGGTCGAGTCGATGGCCAGCGGAGCGCCGGTAACGCCCAGGTCGATGTCGTTGGACCGCACGCCGGCGGTGCTGCCCTTGTTGTCGGCAGAGATGTCCGGGACGATGGCGGCGAGCACGCGGGTGTCCAGCTTGATCTTCAGCTGTTCGGCGGCGTCGGTCGCCCACTTGTTCATCTGGTCGATGTCTTGCTGCTTCTCGACGACGTCGTCGATGATCGCAGACCAGTACAGGCCCTTGTCGATCAACAGCTCGATCACGGTGCCGACCGGACGCTGGTTGATGAGCGTCATGCCGATCTCGTAGTCGTTGATCTCCAGGGTCGGATTGGTCCGGATGATGACCTTGTCGCCCTGATTGCGGATCTCGCCTTCGTAGTTGGTGTTGCTGATCTTCGACAGAATGGTCGTGTCGTAGTATTTCTCTATCAACTTGGTCGACCAAATTTCCGGGATCATGACGCCCGTATAGGTGGGCTGGCCGGCTTGTGCTGGGAATGCCATGGTAAGTTACCTCGTTATTTGGAGTAGTCCACCCGGCCCTCTCGTTGAGCCAAGGCGATTTCGCGCTCTAGCGCGTCTGCGGTCTCTTTCGGGTACGACTTCATCTTGGTATAGAAGTCGGCGATTCCCGAGCGCGTCCACAATCGCTTGTCTCCACCCTGCGCAGCGGCGGGGCTCGGAGTGCTCTTGGACTTTCCAGGGGCAACCTGTCTGGCTAGACGTGGGTCGATGCTGGGCTCCGCAGGGGGTGTCGCAACCTGCGGAATTGGTGCTAGCTGTTTAGCATAAATGTCGAAAAAGGTCAATGCGCCCTCCGTATCCATTTCGGAAATAGACGACTTGAACAGCGCAAGCCGCGAAGGGGATGCCTTAATCCATTCCTCGAATGCCGGATCGGTATTGATCGCGTCAAATGTCCGGCTGGTCGTGTTCTCAACCTGGTCCGCAAGGTGACCCAGGAATTGCTCATAGCGGGTCGAGCGCGTGTCCTGTTGGACGCCACCGACCTGGCTCTTTAGCTCGGCCAGCTCTTCGCGCATCGCCTTCATCTG